ACAAAAATAAATTTAAAGTCTTTATTATGAGACAACAAAAACATAATAAAATATAGAAAAACCCAAAAACAATACAAAATTTTGAAAATCTATAATGCAGAGATTTTATAATCTCAACTTCTAAAAACTCTTATCCTTGGAAAGATAAGAGGTGTCTTGATATGGGCATTAGAGGAATGGTTGGCAGATACCCGATAAATCACTGCCTCAGCATGAAACATTGCTGGACACCAGGATATCGACCCTGGTACATATCATTTAAATCCCGGTGCTATGCCACAGAATCTGGAAGACGATGTGTGGAATTACATAGAATTGTATCGCAGATGTTCGATGATACAACGTTGGAGGTAATCAGAAAACCTCATGCTTTTGTAAGCAGTTAACCTACTAAAAGGTAGAACTCGTCCTGGACTAAATTCCAGGGCCCAGGAGAAAGCTGGTTTGTTAAGTACCCCGTGGAAACACAATGAATAACACAATTATAGTGAATGATCAATTACACCAAAATGAGGCTGTGCGAGTAAGTCCTCAGGTGAAGGCTAAGAAACAAGAGCTGAAAAGAGAAGTTAACAAAAAGTTAGGAATGCGTTTTGCATTTGAGGAAAATGCTAATAACATTGTAAAGGTTATTGAATCTTTGCAGGATTATATTGATTCCTTAGAAGATAGACAGGAATCTTTCCTTTATTATGTCCCTGGTCTTAAAGAACATATTCAAATCTCAGGCATACTGAATCATTTGTATATGGATTTAGATAGGACATCCATAATGGCAGGACTAGAATCAGAATTGCCTATGAATTTAACTCAAAGGCGAGAGAACGTTGAACGATTGTTTCAGATGATGAATTTAGGTCCTGAACATGTTGATCAAGGTGTTCAAGTTGGAACTGAGATATTAGAAATCTATAAGATTTTGAAAAATTCTTTTGATGACGATGTTGCAACTTTGAAAACGTTTTGGATATCAGGTAAGAGAAATAGTTCGGAATTTACTGTTCTTGTGCCTCTTGATATTTTCAGGTTATTAGAGAAACCAATTGTTGGTATATATAATGACCAAGTCTATATTAGCATCCATATGATGCTCGGGAGATTTGAATCTCCCAAGTATCAAATGGTTGATATAACCGATGTGGATAATAATCTTGAGTTATTATTATCTCGTATTCATAATTATTGTTTACGTACAACGTGGTTTAAATGGGTGAGTGATAAAATTTTATTACTAACACAAATGATCTCCGCTTTGCGGAAAAAGTTACATTACAGGAAAAGTATTAAACATTTAGAAGAAGAGCTGAAAACTTTTAGACAAGCTATTTCTTTGGTGAATAAAGACTTAAGTGATGTAACTAATAATTTTTCTGATTTGCAATTGCAATCAGCTTTCAGTCTAGTCAATGTTTCCGTTGATATGGAAGATTTGGCTGATGTTGTTAATTCATCTACTGATAAATTGTCAAATAATGTGAACGCAACTCTTACTAGCTGTGTCGATAAGCTAAGTACAGACATTTCTAGTAAATTTGCGTCAGTAGTTGATAATTTGTTAGGTGATATAAATAAGAATGATGATGGAACTATGAAGGATAAACTGCTCAATGTACTGAGCAGTGGAACACTTAATAAAACATTATCGTTTATATCTGGTCTTACGGATATTATAGAATATCTGAAAGAAATTGAAAGAAATAATCCTGCTTTACCTTCCATAGTTATTATGTTGGCTATTTATTATTTCGTCAAAGATAAAGGTCAACAAGCTTTATGGGCGGGAGCCGGACTTATATCTTTTATAATGGGTGTTCATTTGTCAACAACCACAGAAGGGAAATATCTTACAGATGTAGTACCTGTATGTGGTGTTGGCTCTTATTTGATTTATCGTCTAATTCAGATCGGTAAGGAAAAAGATGAGAATATTATTAAGCGACAATCGTTTGAGGAAAATTCATTTTTACCCTCGATTGTTGAAATAGGAAACAGATTTTGCAACTTTGGTAAGAAAATGGAGAACATGTCCAAGTTTGTAAGATCTTGTGAAAGCTTAGCAACTTTCATGGAAAAATTGAGAATATGGGTGAGTGAAGCCTATAATTCTATGATTGCACCAGTTCTAGGATTCTCCCCTATTGAGAACTTTGCAGGTTTCATGGAATCTCAGGTTGATTTCCTCAAGAAAGCCAATGAGTTCCTAGATTCTCATCATGATAAGAGTATTCAATACACTATTAATACTTTCAAACAACTGACAGAGCTGGTAGTAAAAGGTGATGAACTTTTTGCTACTATGAAGTCGGCTAAAGATAAACCGCACCTTATCAGAATATTTGGTGATGTTTTATCGCGTCTTCATGATGTTAAACGCTTTATGCAACAAATGCGATTGAATGATTGTATGCTCAAAATTGAATCTGTTAGTATTCAATTTGTTGGTTTACCTAAACGTTTTAAAACGTTTTTGTTAAATACAATGATAGCTATTTGTATAGGAATAGCTGGTACTCCGGACCAATTGGAACAATTTAGGAATAACATTAGTGCTGGAGTATATAACCGTATGACTAATCTTAACTTTTGGGATAATTATTCCGAGGCTGATGTACTTGTTACTATTATCGATGATTTTCTACAAGCAAAGGATTCGGCTAATAAAGAAAATTCTGAAGCTTTAGATATCATACATATGATAAATTCAAATCCATTTATGCTTAACCAAGCACATTTACATAACAAAGGTGCAACATTCTTTAATTCGCCTTTTGTTGTTACTACCACTAACGTTTTTGACATACCTCATGTCATTCAATCAGTGAATGAACCGGAAGCTGTGGCACGACGATTTCACCTTAGGTTATTACCTGTACCTAAGGAGAAATATTGTATTAACCCAAAGGCGGCATTGCCAGAGCGTGAATTTGATATGGAAAAAGTACCTAAGGTTGAAGGTATTATGGGAACCATAATGACTGATATTCAAGTAGGTATTTTTGATTTTTATGAATTGGATATTCATGGAAAAGTTATATCTGGTAAAATGACTATTTGGGATATAGCACAAAAAGTTAGAGTTATGTATGAAGGAAAAGTAAACCAATTGTATCGAAATAATGATACTATAGCTTCCGTAGCTGAACAAGTTAGAGATTTTATACATAATAATCCCAATGGTAAATTATCAGATATACCTGTTAAATTACGTTCGGATGAACTCGATCTTACCAAAGAATTTGTTAATCGTAGATTCTTGGGAAGTTTGGAACGTTTGGGCACTAAACCGTCTGATGAATCTATGCGTCATTTTAGAGGAGCTATAAAACGTGGTGATATCGATGTGAGAAATCTCACAAGATCACAGTTTTACGGCATTCTTAGAATTCATGGTTTTATTAATCCAAAAAGGATGTGTCCGCGTTGTGGTGTATTTGGTCTTCTTAACGCATTTGATGATGACACTGATACTTGTGTTAGGGATCATGTTCGAGATTTTAAAGACGTAGAGTTACAAGCTTTGGAGCCCGTAGATTTATCTGCTCTTTTTAAAACACAATGTTATTTTGAAGATACTGATAGAACATTGATGCGTATACGTCAATTTGTTCAATCAGTACCCAAAACACCAGAAAATGAAGCGAAACTGCCTAAATTTCTTGAAATTTTACATTTGTATTACGTCGAAATTTGGATGCGTCCATTTTTGGAACATCTTCCCGAATACACTCGGTTGTATAAAGCATACCAGCTATTTAAAGCTGATGTAGCCTTATTTCAAGAATTTTATGAAGACGAGCATTCTCTGGCACCATTTATCAGTCTTGACGAAATAGAGACTCCAGCTCCTCTTACTGTGACAGCACGTTCAGCACAAGCATGTTATACAGCTGTTGAAAAGTTGCGTTCCTCGCTTGGAGATTTTTACAAGCAAATTGAAGAAACTCCAATTTACAAGAAGGTTGGAATTATATTAGGGACTATTTCAGGTGTGGTAGCATTGATAGCTCTATATAATAAGTTCAATCCTCAACCTTTGAAGAAGGTAGTGGATAGTAGTTGGCCAGAACTTAAACTTGATGAAGTTAAACCCCAAAATTATCATACTACACATAAGATTGTGAGAAATAATGTTAAAGGTAAGAAGAATTACAATTTTAAAATGGGTAGAAGTAGTGGGCCAAATGTGGCATCGCCAGTCAATAACCTGCAGAGTTTGTCAGTCTCAACTGACCCATTGTTCCGTTCACTATCGGATAGGAATTTGGGAACAGTTCGTTTAGTAGGAACTGAAAAAGAAGCAGTGATTGGACAATGCTTGTATTTGGACACTAATCATGTAATGTTGCCGCTTCATTTCCTTGAAGAAATATGGTGGGGTCATGCTAAATACCCAGAGTTTGATCTTGTATTTGCGGATACTATGGGTTTTATTGAATACATAGTACCCTCTGGTGATATTGAACGATGGATTGATGATGATACTTGGGACGATGATGAAGGATTAGTTAATGGACATTGTGTGCTAGCTAAGATTCTTTTGAAACGAGAGAAGCGTCCTTGTATTAAGTACTTTCTTAATGAGAGTGATTTAGATCATCTACCTTCTGTTTTCAATATTGAAATTGACTTGCCAATGGAAAAGAAAACATTCCAATCTACTGCAACCTTAGTTAGTATTAAGATGGAAGGATTTGTTATTCCTAAAGCTATTGAATACATATGTGAATCGACCAAAGGTGATTGTGGTTCCTTAGTTTTCTTACTGGGAAGAAAATTCTCAGAAAGAGTAATTTTAGGAATGCATTTCGGAGGTAGTGAATCCTTTTCACGAGGCTATAGCGGTTTTATTTCCAGGGAAGCAATACAAAGAGCAATATTGTCAAGAGTGGTACAACCATCTCTTCAAGGCAATATTGAACTACTTGTTCCCAAGGAGAGTACCCATTTTGGTAAGTTTAACGTTCTTGCCAATGTTAGTAAGGATAAACAACATTTAGCTTATTCGCCACGGAAAACTGATTTCCGGAAAACACCTTATTATAATTATGGAAATGGTGAATCGATTAAGGCACCTGCTTTGTTAAATGTTAAAGGAGATTTGGATCCTTATGCCAATGCAATGGCTAAATTTCCTGTTTCTGACATTGAAATTGACCAAGTTGCTATGGATAGAGCAGTAGCGGATCTTAAAAACATGCTCTTTTCTATTCCATTTCCACTTCATAGGAGACGAATTTTGACTATAGAGGAGGCTCTATGGGGAGTACCAGGATTGGAATCTTGGGGCCCTATAGCCTCTTCCACTTCTTCAGGTTATCCGATGAAATTGTATCCTGCAACAGAGAGGATTAAGAATTGTGTTCTTGAGGAGAGAAATTCTGATACTCCGCAATTTCAACAACTACGGGAAGAAGTTGAAAGGTGTTCTAAAGATGCTAGTGTTGGTATAAGATGGTTATGGATCTTTACTGACAATCTAAAGAATGAACTTTTGAAATTATCTAAAGTTCTTTCTGGTAACACTCGTCTCTTTTGTGGAGCACCTTTTGTTTACTTACTGGTATTCCGAATGTACTTTGGAGCTTTTGCTCAATTCATTGTTGAAAATAGAATTGACAATGAGAGTGCTGTTGGAATGAATCCATATTCAGAAGAATGGGATCGCATGACAAGGAAATTACTAGGTTTTAGTCCACACGTAAACACTGGTAAAGTGGAGGCGGGAGATTATGCAGCTTTTGATATATCTCAACGTTCTACCATATTATGGATAATTTTACAAGTCATAAACGAGTGGTATGATGATGAACATGCTACAGCCAGAGAAACTTTCTGGTTGGAAGTTACTAATTCTAGACATATATTTCAGGATGTTATATATGAATGGTTTTGTTCCTTACCTTCAGGTCATCCTTTCACAATCTTTATTAACAATTTGTATAATTGTTTAGTACTACGTTATGCGTATTTTAAAATTATGCCAGATATTGATGAACCTTTCAACGAAAATGTTCGACTGATTGTGACAGGAGATGACAATAGTTTCTCTTGTCATGATAGCATTCGTGATAGATTTAATATGCCTTCTATAGCTGCATGCCTTTCCGGGTTGGGCTTAAAATTAACTCTGGATGACAAAGATGCTGAAATCGGGCTTGCTAGAGATATTACGGAAATAACATTTCTAAAGCGCCATTTCGTCTATGACCATCGTCTTTGTCGGTGGATAGGTGCCTTGAGTCTTAATACAATTCTTGAAGCCCCTCGTTGGTCACGTAGAGGACAAAATTATTTGGCCATTTTGGAAGTACATATTAGAGAGTTCTTCAAGGAACTATCTTTACATACTAAACAAACTTGGGACAAATATTCTAAGCCTTTACTTGAAGCTTTACAGCTTCGTCCTGTCATAAATACTACTTGGATTTTGGATTACTATACGAATCGTTATAATACTCTCAAAGTAAACTTACAAATTGCTGAAAATTCATTTGGTAAAATTGACAAATCATTTTATGTTGCGATAGCTCCTTATTTGGATGTTATTGCAATCGACTCCGAAAGTCGTGAGGTTGTTGGCGATGCTCTTTCCAAGAGCGAAATGGAACCAAAAGTTCAGGAAAGTTCCGTGACAACCAAAAGCCCTGTACCGCAAGTTTACTTCTCCAGTGAGGGCGGGTTAGTTCCTACTAGACAGGAGATAGGTTCCTATGAACCATCCTATGGACCTAAGGTGGTTCGAAATACTGGG